CACGCGCGAAAATGTGAGGACAGAAAAAAGGGCTTTGCATGTTTTTGTTGGTCAACGGCCGTTGGCGATCGGCCAGGCCTGACAACCTTAGTTGACAAGGCATGGTGACACGCAAGCGCGCGCCGTGCTCGTGCTGTGGCAAGCGAAAGCCGATCGCCCAGGTACTCGACTCGTGGCGCTGGTGCGCGCTGTGCGCTGAACGACTCGAGCTCGCCCGCGCGATGGTGCTCGACGACAACGAAAGGAGACAACGCCATGACCGCCCGAAGGCCTCGCAAGGCGCAAAATCAAACCGCGACCGGCAAGGCATTGGCGCTAAGCGCGGCGGCAAAAACCGTCTATCCGCCATGGCCTCGCGAGCTGGTCGACCTGCCGCGACGGCGACGCGACAAGCAAAGGGCAAGCGGATGGTTCGACCATCTCATGAAGCATCGGACGCCGGAGGCCTGGCAGGCCGCCGACGCCGCGCGCGTGGCGCTGCTAGCCCGCACCTTGGCCGCGTGGGAGCGCGAGTCGTGGCTGCTCATGGAGCGCGAAGGAGGCGACGCAAGCCTGGCTGACAAGTGGCGATCGGCGATCGGCCAGCTCTGCCGCCAGCTCGGCCTCAGTGTCGCAATACGCGACCCGCGCCTACTGGCCAATGACGCGATGGTGCGGGGCGAGCTCGCCGACCAGCGCCAGCTCGAGCTCGAGGGCGACGATCTTCTGGCGCGACCAGGCGCGCGCTTGAATTGAGGCGGGGCGAGCTCGCCGCCTACCTAGCCAAGCTCGAGGCGCACCAGAAGGCGCTCGAGCGCCTGGCGCTGCGTATGGGCCTTGCGATCAAGCGCGACGTTACAGTGATCGTATGGCTGCGGCCGACCGGCGAGAAACTATTTGAAACATTCACTGTCGGCGCCGACGGCAAGCCCGAAAGCGCACGGAGTCGGCGCACCAGGGGCCAAGATTGAAACCGCTACCGAAACCGCACTTGCGCATCCGGCCTGAGGCCGCCGAGCGCATGACCTGGTCGAGCGATCGCGACCCGCTCGCCTGGCGTTGCTCGCTGTGCGGCCGATCAATCGACGAGCGCGAGGCGCCTTTGCGCATCATGGGCAAGCGCTGCGCCGTGCTGTGCGACCAGTGCGTTGCGATCGCCGTGGTGCGCATCTAGGCCATGGCGCCGCTCGAGCCCGACGTTTCCCTACTGTTGGCCTCGCTGGTCGAGCTGCGCCGCGTCTTTCCGCGGCACTTCCTCGAGCTCGACGGCGCCCGCTATCACAACGCGAGTCATTTCCTAATCCGTGACGTTCAAAAACGGCTCGCCGCGCAACGTCGCGAACGGCTGGCGGCCGAGCTGCGGCACCAGCTCGAGCGCGATCGGCGCAATTCGCGCGCCTGGCGAGCGCGGCAACGTGCTCGAGCTGTGGCGCCGTAGGATGGAAACCCGCGGCGGCCGCGTCATACGATTCATTGAAACGCTCTGCCCGGTGCCTGAGGGCGAGCTAGTCGGCCGGCCGATGGTGCTAGCGCCGTTTCAGCGCAAATTCATTCTCGACGTTTACGACAACCCGCACGGCACGCGCCGCGCTCTACTGAGCATGGCGCGCAAAAATGCCAAAACGACCCTAATCGCAATGCTCGTGCTGGCGCACCTGATCGGACCGGAGGCCAAGCAAAACGCGCAAATCGTTTCCGGCGGCCTGACACGCGCCCAGGCCGCGCTTGTCTTTGACCTGGCCGTGAAAGTCTGCCGGCTAAACCCGCGGCTGGCGCGCCTGGTGCATATCGTCGACTCGCTCAAACGCATGAAAGGCCTGGCGCTCAATACCGAATATCGAGCGCTTAGCGCCCAGGCCGGCGCCGCGCACGGCCTGTCGCCGCTGGTCGCCATTCTCGACGAAATCGGCCAAATCGACGCCGAGTCCTCGCCGTTTGTCGAGGCCATTACAACGGCGCAAGGCGCCTACGCTCGGCCGCTACTGTTCGGCATATCGACCAGCGCGCGCTCGGACGCGTCAATGTTCTCTATCTGGCTCGACGATGCCAAGCGGACCGGCGATCGCTCTATTGTGGTGCACGAGTATCGCGCGGCCGATGGCTGCGCTGTCGACGATCCTAAGGCCTGGGCGGCTGCCAACCCGGCGCTCGGCCTGTTCCGCGACGCCGGCGACCTGGCCAAAGCTGCCGAGCGCGCCAAGCGACTGCCGAGCGAAGAAGCGGCCTTTCGAAACCTGTTTCTAAACCAGCGCATTGCGCTCGAGTCGCTATTCATTGCGCCGACCTTGTGGAAGGCCAACGACGCCGCGGCCGAGCTCGCCGTGCTACGCGCCAACCGATCGGCGATCGGCCTCGACCTATCAGCTCGAGGCGACCTGACCGCGGCCGTGCTGGCGGCCAGGGACGAAGATACCGACGGAGGCGCCGTGCATTTGCTGCCGTTCGTATTCACGCCGGCCGGCACGATCGGCGAGCGCTCGAGGCGCGACCGTGCGCCGTACGAGCAATGGGCCAGGGACGGCTACATGATCGCCGTGCCTGGCGACGTGATCGAATACGACTACGTCGCCGCCTACCTGGCGCGTGAGCTCGAGGCGCTCGAGCTCGAGCCGGCCGTCGTGGCTTTCGATCGCTGGCGCATTAAAGAGTTTCAGCGATCGGCAATGGACGTTGGTTTCGCCGGCCCGGCGGAATGGCAACCGATACCGCAGACCTATAGCGGCATGTCGCCCAGGCTCGAGGCCTTCGAGTCGCTGCTACTGCAAAAGCGGATTCGCCATGGTGGCCACCCGCTGTTGACCATGGCCGCGGCAAACGCCGTCACCAAGCTAGACCCGGCCGGAAATCGTATCTTGAACAAGGAGCGCGGCCGGCGACGCATCGACCCGTTGGTTGCCGCTGTGATGGCGGCGTTTGCCGTTTATGACGGCGCCGGCCAGGCCTTCGACGCGGAGGCCTGGATCGCGTGAAAGCGCCGATCGGCCGGCCGCCTTTTTTTTGTTCGTCCGCAGGCTTCAAATTTAGCGCAAAGTTTCACGGCCGGCGTGCGCCGCGCGCCGACAAACCGGCTGGTTTGTCGGCGACACGCCGGCCGGTCGATTTTCCATAATCCCGCAAATGGTGTAGGGAGCTCGCCCAGGGATACCGCCCGTAGGGGGAAACATGGCTGGCCTGGCGCCGTTCCGCCTGTGTTCTACGCTCGTTCTTAAGGCCGTCGACGAAGCCGAGCGCGTCATTGAAGGCATTGCCTCGAGCTCGGCGCCCGACGGCGCCGGCGACGTGGTCGAGAGTAGGGGCGCGATCTTCGAGCTCCCGATGCCGCTGCTAATGCAGCATGACAAGCGCGAGCCGGTCGGCCAGGTGACGGCCGCCAAAGTCTCCGACTCACAAATCCATATCCGCGCCGAAATCGCCCGCGACTCTGGCCTCGAGTATGTCGAGCGCGCTTGGAAGCAACTTAAGGCCGGCCTGGTGCGCGGCCTTTCGATCGGCGCGCAACCCTTGAAGGCCGTTCCGATCGTTGACGCCAAAGGCCGCATGACCGGAATTCGCTACCAGGCCTGGCGATGGCTCGAGCTCAGCGCCGTTACCCTGCCGATGAATATAGACGCCACGATAGACGTGGTGCGCGCTTTCGACCCGTGGGGAGCTGTCGCCTACGCGACACGCCACGATCTAGGGGCCGAAGGCCTCGAGGGAGCCGGCGCGCACGCGCAAGGCCAAGAGCTCGAGGAAAAGACCTACGAAGCAACGCGCGCGCGCGCGATCGCCGCTCTACAGGCGAGCCGGCGCGCCACCTATCGAGGGACAACGCTATGAACGTCGCTGAAAGCATTACGCGGCTGGCGCAAGCCCAGGCCGCCGACCAGGCGACCATTGACGGCCTGATAGCCGAGCTCGACAAGGACACCGGCAATACGACCGTTAAGGCACAGCTCGACACGCTGGCCGACAAGATGACCAAGGACGCCGCGGCGCTGGTCACGTTTCAGAATATCGAGAAAGCGCAAATGCGCGCCGCGCTGCCGATCGCGCCGGCGATCATTCGGCGTCGGCCGACCGAAGAAGTGAAGGCCGACCATATCTTTCGCGCCGGCGTGGTCATGCTCGATTCGTACTACACGCGCCGCGGCTACGATGAAGTCTTGAAGGAGCGCTATCCCGACTCGCCGATTACTGCCGACCTGTGCGCGCTGGCGCTCAATCGCGAAAGCCCGGCGCGTGGCTTTGACGTGCTGCGCGATCGGCTGCTTACGCGTGCCACGCAAGACCCGGCCTTTACGTTTGTGCCTGGCTACGCTCAGGAGCTCGTGCAGCAAACCTACGCCGCGTTTCTGGACGTGCTCAAAGGCACCAGCGCCGTCGCCAAGGTGAATTTTCGATCGGACTCGTTTCAAAACGGCTCGCCGATCGTAATTCCCTACCGCGTCGACAAGGAACCCTTCCCCGACAATTTCGAAGCGGCGTTCCGGCGTGAAGGCGACCCGATTCGCGTTGGCCGGCTGCGCACTGGTGCAAAGTCGCTCTATCCCTACTCAATGGGGGTGATCGGTCATTTCAGCCGCGAGCTGCTACGCCGCTCGACGCCAAGCATTGAAGCGCTAATCCGCCAGGCCATGATCGACGATACGGCCTCGATTCTCGACAACCTGGTTTTCGGCGCGACGGCCGCCGTCACCGGCGTAAGGCCGGCCGGCCTGACCAACGGCATCGCCGCGGCCGACACACACGCCGCGACCGCCACGCCGACGATTGCCGACATTGACGCCGACCTGAATAAGCTGGTGAAGCAGCTTGTCGCCGTGCGCATGTTAGGGGGGCCCAATACGTCATGGGTTATGAACACCGCTAACGCCGTGGCGCTGTCGAGCCTGGCCAACGCCATGATGCTTCCGGTATTCCCTGGCGTGACGGCGCAGGGCGGCACGCTCAAAGGCTACGGCGTCGCAACGTCGAGTCATTTCCCGCTCGACCAGGTGCTACTCGTCGACGGCGACGCCGTCTTTATGGCCGGCGGCACGCCGGAATTCGTCATGTCGACCGAAGCGACGTTGCACGAGGAAAACACGTCGCCGCTGCAAGTCGGGGGCGCGACAACGCCGGCGCGCTCGCTGTTTCAGACCAACTCGGCCGCGCTGCGCATGGTCGAGGAAATTTCCTGGGATGACCTGAGGACCGGCGCCGTGCAGCAACTTACCGGCGTCGCCTGGGTCTAGCTTTGAGGGGGACGGCCGCCGCTAACTGTCCGGCGGCCGTTCTTAACTCGAGGGATGGGTGCGGCCGACCCGCAAGCTCTGCCGCTCCCATCTCTCACTTTTTCGAGGGGACCATGGCGCTAGCACAGCATCGACTATTCGCCTGGGTGTGGCAGGGCGACGCGACCGACCCGCGGACCGGCCTGCTTGAAATGACACGCGCACAATTCACGGCGTACGGCGCCCGCGCTCAAGACTTGCGCGTAGGCGGCCTGCACCTAAAGCAAATCTCAAATGACCTTTACGAGCCGGTGGTGCCTGGCGCGACCGCGCCGGCGCACGCCGGCGCGCCGACGGCGCCGCATCGGCGCCGCGGCCGACCAGGGCGCGAGCTCGAGGCCTGAGGCGTGGGCGCGCTCGCCCGACTGCGTCGCGCCGTCGCCGAAGGCGCCTGGCGCATGGCGTACGGCCGCAGTCTCGAGACTGGCCGCCTATTCGAAATCCCGTTCGGCAACGGATGGGAAAGGGGCCTTTCGCTCAGCGCCGGCACGATCGACGGGCGGGGCGTGCCGGCGGCTTTCGCCTGTGTCATGGCCAACGCGCGCGCCGTCGCTCAGTGCCCGGCGTCACACATGGCGCTGAGCGATAGCGGCAAGCATGAGACTGTGACGAGCTCGCCGGCGTCGCGACTGCTACGCGACCCAAACGATTATCAGACGTTCAATCAATTCTTATTCAACGTGGTTGCAGGCCTGGGCTTTGACGGCGAGGCGCTGGTGCTCATCAAGCGCGACGATCGCCAGGCGCCGACGGCGTTGCATCCGGTGCCGCGCGGCGCCTGGTCGCCGTACGTCGACCCTGATAGCGGGGCGATCTTCTACAATGTCGGCGACTCGCCGCAAGGCCTGTACCGTGCCGGCGCCGAGCTCGTGCCGGCGCGCAACGTGATTCATTTTCGCCAATACACGCCGCGGCATCCTTTGATCGGCGAGACTGCGCTACAGGCCGCCGCGCTCGCCGCCGGCATCAATGTCGCGCTATCGCAAGCGCAAGCGGCGTTCTTTTCAAACATGAATCGGCCAAGCGGAATTCTCTCGACCGATCAAACGCTGAGCAAAGACCAGATGACCAGGCTGCGCGAGGCCTTCGAAATGCAGGCCGCCGGCATGGCGCAAGGCAAATTGCCGATCTTAGGCAACAACTTGAAATTTCAGGCGCTCGCAATCTCCAGCGTTGATGCTCAGCTCATCGAATCGCATCGCATGAGCATAACCGAAATTGCCCGCGTGATGGGCGTGCCGTTGCCGATAATTGGAGTGATGGAGGGCGCGACCTACGCCAACGCCGAGACACTGATAAATCACTGGCTCGCCGTGGCGCTCGGCGCGTTGCTCGAGCTGGTCGAGCGCCAGCTTGACCGCGCTTTCGGCCTGACACGAAACGAGTATGTCGAGCTCGACACGACGGTTTTGCTGCGCTCTGACCTGCCGGCGCGCATTGAAGCGCTGAGCAAGGGCATCCTGGGCGGCCTCTACACGCCAAACGAGGCGCGCGCGCTCGAGGGCCTAGACCCGAAGGCCTCTGGCAATGAGCCGATGCTACAAGCGCAAATGACGCCGCTTAGCTATCTCGGAAAGATTGCCGAGCTCGCCGCCACGCCGCCCAAACCGCCGCCGGCGCCGCTGGCGTTGCCGCCACCTGGCCCGGTCAAATCCTTTGACGCCGTGCGCGCCGCGGCGCTGGTGCGCGCCATGCTCGAAAGGGGCGCCCATGTCTGACGGCGACGG